GTACTCCTGGATTAGCTTTTCGTGATGATCTAAATACAGGTATTTTTAGTTCTGCTGCTGATACTTTCGATATTTCAACTGGCGGTGTGAGTAGGGTTCAAATAGATAGTTCAGAAATAACTTTTAATGATAGTGGGGCAGATACAGATTTTAGGGTTGAAAGTACTAGTAATGCAAATGTATTAAAATGTGATGCCTCAAGTAGTATGGTTGGAATTAATACTTCAGTACCTTTAAGTGCGTTAACTGTAAATGGAGAAATATTTTTTGGAGATAGTCAAGCAAGTTCTAGTTCTATAGCAAAACTCTCTTACGGTGCTAATTCTGGAGTTTTAGATATAAAAGCACACGCAACTGGAAATACAAATATTGCATTTTACACAGCTAATAGTGGCACAAATGCTGAAAGGATGCGCTTAAATAATAATGGTCATCTCGCTATTGGTAGTACTTCCCCTGTTGGAGAGCTATCAGTTCATGGAGGTACGCCAGAAATAGTAATAAAATGTACTGACGGTGGGTTAGGAAGTGGACAAGAGATTGGTCGTTTTTCTATACATACTCTTGACGCTACAACACCAAATGGAGAAGGTGAGGTTTTTAGAATAAAAACAGCAAGTGCAACTTCAAACGGTTCAGACTATACAACAGAATTATTTCACAGAGATGGGTCTGGCGGCGGAAGTTCAACAATTTCTTTTGGAAATGGTAATGGTTCAATAATTTTTAGAACAAATACCGCGGGTAACGCGGGTACTGAAAGAGCTAGAATAAATAGCTCTGGTGTATTTTTTGTCGGTAAAACATCACAAAGCAGTAGCACTCCGGGAGTTGAATTATATCCAGATGGCCCTAGCTTTATGACTCGAACAAGCGGTGCGGCACTAGGTTTGAATAGAGAAGCTGATGATGGAGCTATATTAAATATGTATAATGACAACACTTTTAGGGCTGATATGCAAGTTGCCAGTGATGGCTTAAAAATAAGAACAACTCATTCAATGAGGTTTCATGCTGATTCAGGTCTTAATGAAAAGATGCGAATACATGATAACGCTTATAT